TTCCATTGGTCTGCTACACTACCAACATTCCAATTAGTGTCTTTAGGAAGAATATCACTTTTTATTTTTGATCTAAATTCTGTGGTGTCTGCTCCTACGCTTGTACCAAGTACTGCATTATGTTTAATATCGGTTTCTGGAGCATCGGCTATAATAAATTGTACCGCAGTCATGCGAACATCCTGGCCCGCAGTTATGTTTACATTTTTTGCAAGAGAGTTAACAGCAGTAATTCCATTTATTGAAGTGATAGTAACATTATCAGCACCTTGAAAATCAGCAGTAGTACCTGCGTCTATTTTAGTCGAGTTTCCAGACTTTAAATTAATTTTGCCGGAACCTGCACTTAGATAATAATCGTTAGGAATATTAACAACATTGGTTGCGGCGGTCGCTGTGACTGCAATATTAGGTGGTGTATTTGAATAGTAGGTAGTTGCCATTTTTAATCCTCAAATGTATTTATTTGTTTAGTGAATCCTTAGTTCAACAGCGTCAATTAAAGGACTGCTTTTATGAGGCCAACGTGGATGGCTTTGAAATCTTATTACTACTCCAAATGCAGGATTTTGAATGTCGTTCATAGTTAATTGAGTATTCCATTTGCTGGTATTGCTACCATAGAGTTTAATAGGACTCATTTCAAGAGATGCTTGATTATCTCCTATTAAATTATTATTAATGCATAGCTGTACTGTTTCATCTGTAATTCTTCCGCCTCTATTCATTGAAATACGTACTTCAATTCCAGATAACACTTCAGGCAATTTAATAAAACTAAAATTTGTAAGTTTTAAAAAATAAGTTTTGTTAGTTAAATCATGCCTTTCATCTACAGCAATATGAATTAAATCTTTGCTAGTTCTTGTTGACCGGCCATCTAAGCTAGACAACCCAGAAAAATTAATCCAAGAAATATGAGCTGTTTCTCCGCCTGTTTCAGCATATTGATCAACGGCATTAGGTAAGGTCCATGTAGTGGTCATACCATTATTTACCTAGATATGAAAATAGGGGGACAAGCCCCCTATTGTGGTTTTAGCTTAAAACATTAAACTGTGTGTGATAACGAAACAATAGCGGTTCCAGTAGTAGTACCAGTTGAGTTGCCAATTGTCCAAGGTGCTACACGGACTGTACTATAGATGGATGTACCTGTGTTGGATCTTGGATGCAAGTTTGCTTTTCTTGCAGTTAATTTAGTAACCCAGTAAGTGTCACCTGCATAATCAGTAGCAATAATGTGCATCTGGCCAGCAACTAATGTACCAGTAGACAATTTGCAGATTCCCTGACCTTGTGAGTTTTGTACTAGATAACGACGACTTCCTTCTTGTTTCATAATATCGCCACCACTAACTGCACTTGAACCAGTTGTTAGATAAGAAATAATTGAAATAGCATCTAGACGTGCTGCCGTAGATGTTGTAGCAACAAAAGTTGCGGCTGTACCTGCTGATGTAGGTGAGTATGTTATTGATAAACTGCCGGTTGTTGTATAACCAGTACCTGAATTGACAACAGTCAAAGTTTGAATACGACCAGTACCACCTACATACGATACTTCAGCAGTACCACTGGCAACAATACCACCAGTGATTTGTGGAGCACTTGCTACCCAGGTAACTGCTGTTGTTGTGCTGTAACCACTGTTAGATGCTGTGTTAGTAACTAGTATTGAACTAATATATTCGCCGCCAACACCAGTGCGGCCGCCAGTGTTAGAATTTTGATAAGGGGTAGTTGAACTACCGAAAAATTTGTCTTTAATTGGACGTCCCATTTTATTTTCTCCTTGAGTTTAATGGCGTTCTAGGCCCTACGCGGATGGTACCGCATAATAATCTAGACTGTGTATTTATGGTATAACCAAAAGAAAACCCGCCGAAGCGGGTTTTGATTGTGTAAAACACAAGTAACGGATTACTTGAAGCTTACGTTTGCGCTAGTGATAGCAACTTTACCTAAGTAGTCAGCCGCATTACCTAGAGAAGAAGCAGTGTTGCTCAACTCAACGTAACCGTAACGTGTTAGGAAGCCAACTACTGGCTCAAATGTTGCTGGGTCTAGTACAACACCAGAACTCATTAACGGAATGTATGGGCAGTAGAATGCAGCCGCATCAGCTTCGCTAGAACCTTTGTAACCAATTAGAACTTGGTTAGCATCAGTTGTGTCGCTCATATATGCGTCAACATAAACTCTCATAGCACCGTTCAATGTACCAACAAACTTAGTGTTTGTAGGAGCTTCGAATGTACCTTCTGTAGTACGAGCAAATGCGCTTGTAGTAGCAGATTGTAGAATTGTCAATGCTTGGTTAGAAACAACAGCCCAGTTACCAGCACCACGACGTGTACGTTGAGCAATCAAGTTGCTTACGCGGTTGATCTGGATAGCTAGAGCGGCGTGCTCGTCACCAACGAATGTAGCTGTACCAGAAACTAATGACTGGTCATATGTTTCTTCAACAGTTGCCAAAGCACGTAGAGAAGCTAGGATCTCTTGGTCGATTTCAGCAGTAATTTCTTGTGCTAGAGCGGCCATGATTTCAGCTTCAATATCAATACCTTGTTGTGCTTGTGCATCTTGAGCTGCCTCGAATGTCCAACGTGCGCTTAGTTTACGAGACTTAGCTTCGACTGGAGTCTTCAAGATTTGAATGCTCATACGCTTTCCTGGTGTACCTTCCATTGTAGCTGTTGGAGAAGCACCTGGAGTAGCACTGTTGTTACCGGAATAAGCGGCAGCAATCTTGAATGGGCTTAGGGCCTCTTCACCTGCTGTTACTACATCACCAGAACCGACACCATCTGCATAACGAACACGTAGAGTGTGGATCTGTGCAACAGGTCCTGTCATTGGCTGAACGCCGATGATTTCGTTAGCAATAACTGTCGGCATAACACGACGAATTACTGGAAGAATAACACGGTTAAGTGTTGCAATGTTACCAGCACTTGTGGCTCCAGCTGTTGCGCTTTCAGCCAAATGACGGCGTGTATTTTCTAAGCAAACTGCCATAGAAGACTTACGGGTACCGGATAGGCCTTCAAGCAGAGCTTCTTTGGTCTCTGACCATCTTTCATTTAATAGTTGTGACATTTATGTCTCCTTGAATTATTTTGATAGACCCGCTAACTTGCGGATGTCTACAATATTGTCTAAGCCTACCTCTGGCTTACTTTCACGATTTCCAGTTACTTCGGTGCTTTCGTTCAATGTAGCTTTCACTACTTTTTTCTGTGCGCCTTCCATTACTGCGGGTAGGTATTTGTCGAATGCAGAATGTAGTTTAGCTGTTTGCACAGATTCCAACAATTCTTGCATTACTACTCTTTTATCACCACTTAATGGCGATACTAACTCAGCCATAACAGTTTTGCGTTCCATTAAATCTTTAGTAACGCGAATTTCACGTTGTACTGATTCAACTAAACTTGCTTTTTCTGCTACTGCTTGTTTTGTTTCTGCTAGTTCAAAATCTTTCTTCTTGATAATTTTTAACAATTTACTTGTTTCAGATTTTTCATTTAGAAAGGAACCTGCATATTCTTGGGCAAACGCTTCATATAGGCGCCGACCAAAGTCATTGTTGCGAGCACTTTCAATATCTTCTTTCAATTGCTTGATTTCAGATGTTAAATTTTTAGTGACTGCGGCTTCAACTACTTGAGCACTACGTTTAATAAAGGCTTGTCTAATATCATCGAATTTAGCTCTTGCTTCGCGAACTAACTTAACTTTCGTTTCAGCTAGATCTTTCTTGTCAATAGCAAATTCATTGATTTCTTTTGCTAGAGCGTGTACAACAAATTGCTCTAACTTTCCAAAGTTCTCAGAAACTTTCTTACGGTCTCCTTGGAACTCTACTAATTCTCTGCCTAATTGCTTGATAACAAATCCTTCTAGTTTTTTAGCATCTGTAGACATCTTTTGTTGATATGCTACTTTTGCTTCTGCTAGAGATTTTTTGTCATTGTGCAATTCGGCCATTTCAGCGGCCAGTCTTTCGCTTAACATCTTGTCAATTGCTTCAACCATAACAGTCTTATCATGACTGTATTTTTGTGCAAACTCTTCACGAAGTTCAGCGGTTACTTGGTCGCGATTCTCTTGAATTTTTTGAGTAAAGGCAGTTTCGACAGCAGATTTAACTTCTTCTGACATCACGCCTGACTCTACTAATTGTTTGAATGCGTCCAACATTAATTTCTCCTCGGGCTTTATTTTAGACCTTTAATAATTTGCAAGAGACTCTCTTGCAAATATTTCTGGGCCTTTGGATCTTCTTTTACTTCTTTTGCAACCTGTAGTGCTTTATACCCACCACGTGCGTTCATCAAATGCTCATAAACGGGTGTAGGATACGCACCAGGTGCGCTTGGCTGTGCAACTATATCGACAGTGATAATTTCGAAGTCTGATACTTTGCCGCTCATGTCGTCAACGTTGCCGCTGCCTCGTGAGCTAACGCCGAGTTTTACACCGGCTTCTAACATAGTACGAATTAAGTTACCCATTGGTGTAGGCAAGATTTTAAACTTGCCATAACCGTTAGGACCTTCCATCCACATATTTGTTATCATGTGGCTTACTCGGTCCAAATTTACTTTAAGATCATCTGGGTGATCAACTTCACCTAAGACAGAATAACCATTTTGAATCTGATCATTAAGAGTTTTCACAGCACGTTCAATTTCATCTACAGGGTAGACTCGTTGATTAGCATTGCGAATACCACCTTGAATGGCAATGCCCTTCAAGTGAAGATTCTTGCCATCTTTGTCATCCGACTCCATTACGATGCCGGATTGATCAAAACTTAGGTGTTCTCTTAGATATGTAGGTTTCATCCAGTTTCTCTAATTAGGCTGCGCGACCAGGAGCACCGTTGATTGGGCTCTTAACTTGGCCAACGCTAGTCTGGCCAGCTTTGTCACCTGTACCAGAACCTACTGGACCTGGACCAGAACCTTTCTTCTCAGCACCGTGTCCACCTTTGACAGCGGATAGGTTTTTTACACCCATTTTGCCACCAGGAACGTTACCGTTACCACTAGCAAACTTCTCACCGGCGGTTCTTGCAATACCGTTGTTTACTTTGTTAGGGCTTGTACCAGTGTTGTTACCTTCACCTGTATGACCTTGTCCTAAATTTCCAGCATGGGCGCCTGTTGTAGGCTTGCCTTTGCCAGAACTGATTGGGCTACGGCCTTCAACTGGTGCACCATCCTTGTCACCTGTACCAGCACCTACGTACTGACCTTGGCCTTTTTGGCTACCAGACTTATCCCAGTCGTTACCAACTTTCTCAACATATTCACGTGTAACACGACGACCTTCAAATGCTGGTTGACCCATCATTTCCATTTCGTCTTCTTCTCCGCCTTCTTCACCTTCTTCGTCGCCGAACTCACCGTGTGGTGCTTCGCCGCCTTGGGCTTGCTCTAGTTCAGCAAAGGCTGCTTCTAGTTCTTGAATAGCGTTTTTAATATCAAAAATTGCTTTATCTTCTTGACCTTCTGGACCTTCTTCGCCATCCATGTCATCGGCGCCAACATCGGCACCAAACTCATCAGTAGCGTCGCCACCCATTGGCTCTTCTTCTCCACCGTCCATCATATAAGAATCTTCTAGATCAACGGATTCGTCGGCTTCTTCAGTGCCTTCGTCCATTTCTTCTTCGTCATCTTCTGCGGCTTCGTCCATAGACTCATCTTCTTCTTCAGAAGCTTCATCCATTTCTTCGTCTTCTTCTGCTTCTTCAGCAATTAAATTTTCATAGATATCTCTTGACTTATCAACAATAATTTCATGGAATAGCTCGTTAGCTTTATCCATTTCTTCATTGACGATCAAGTCTAATAGTTGTTCAAACTTTGTAGACATTGCGGGTTTCTCCTTAATTAGTATGCGCGGCAAGGCTGTGTTGTTATTTAAACTGTAATCTATAAACGTGTGGATAATAGGCCAAAAAGCATCTCTTTTTGACCGAATAGAGGAGAAATTTAATAATTTTAAGCTAGAATATTTAATTCTTAGCTAAAAAAATTAAACTATACTATTATGCGGCTGGTGCAGCCGGGGGAACTGCATACATTTTTCTAACTAATGCCAGTTCTTCTACTTGTTCAGCTTCCCTAGCATCACCTGCTTTTCTAAGATCATTTAACATACGCAAGGTTAATCTAGTCTTGCGTAGGTCAGTAGACTTCAATACACTGGTATCGTTGTCTGAATTATATCGATTATCATCAGACATATCTGCCTGGTCTCGATCAAAGTAAATGAATTCTCTTAAAAACATAGTGATATTTATGCTGGAGGAGGCGTTGCGGGTGCCGCACCTTCAGCTGGTGCACCTTCTTCGGGTGGAGGAGGTGTAGTAGCACCGCCTATTGCACTCATATCTGCACCCATACCGTTGGCAGTAATACCTACACTACGTAGTTCTGCATTCGCAGGTAGTGCGGTATCTTCGTCAACATTTTCCTCGCGCCATAGTTTTTCGTTTTCTGCCATTTCTTCTGCACTTAAACCTAAGAATCGTTTTAGTGCAAATCGTTTGCTTAAAATAGGATTTTCTGCCAAAGTAGTATATGTGGTTACCCGAGCAGTATCCATTTCTGCTTGACGATAGCTGGCAAAGTTTTGCGGAGGATTAAACTTAAGATCAAAGATGTTACTGTCAACATTGACACCTTTGCTGTGTAGATACAGTTTAAATTCTGTATCAAATACATCGTTCATTAGGCTTTGCAATCTCTCGCAGTACTTATTAAATCTTAACTCCTGTATGTATGCTGTTCCAACGCGACCATCATTGAAGTTAGATCCTCCGTCGTCAGGGCCGGTAGGTAGATAACTGCTAGGTATGCGTAAAGCACGAAACAACTTATTAGTAAAATATTTAAGATCATCAATTTCTCCTAGGTTAGTTCCGCCGGGTAGTACTTCAACTTTACTACCACGACCTTCTGCTGTCTGTGGAAAAAAGTAATCTTCGTTAATTGAAAGCGGGTTGTAACCAGCATCGACTACAGTCTGGCCGCCACCTGTTTGACTAGGAATTCTACGTTGATTTACTTCGTTCTTTACACGTTCTACAAAGCTCATGGCCAAGTGACTTGGCATGTTGCCAACGTCAATATAGAATACTCTACGCTCAGGAGCACGTTGTATACGATAGATAATAATAGCATCTTCTAGCAATTCTTTTTGTTTGTAAACTTTAAAAATTGATTCTAAAAGACTAGTTCCAAAAGGAAAATTGTTGTCTAAGCCTTCACTTAGACTAATATGAATAACATGTTTAGCATCAATATTATATTGATTTTCTTGGCGACTAAATCTGTTTCCATTTAAGTTTGTAGGAAATGCACCAGTCATGCCACGTGAACCGCCTGCGCCGCCTTGTCCTGCGGCATAGCTACTGGCATATTGACTGCCGCCGCCTGTAACATTACTAGGGCTAATAGCAGTTGTAGCCAGTGTTTCTAAGTTAGGATTAAAATCACGGATAACATATTGCTCGGGTTTCTTACCTTCTGATTCGTTGACAATAATACGATCAACTTTTTGTGAATCAACAAACATCCATGCCTGCGTTTCGGGATCGCGAACAAAGAATGCATCACCATATTTGAATGTGTTTCTAACTACTTTAAAAATACGTTTGTCAAACTTGTTAAGTTTAGTCCACTGTTGCATCAGTTTTCTAATGATCTTAACTTCAGTAGGTGTGGCTTGTTCTTTGAAAAATACTCTAAAAGGTGTGCCGCTTTCTTCATTCATTTGGCTGCAAAATTCTGCAAGAATGTCTAGAGCCGCATTAACTTCACTGTCACTATCCATGGTATCATACTGTCCGTATCGTTCTAAACGATTTGGGTGCCCGGAATATACATCTGGCAAATAGCTAGAGTAATTTCTATGTGTGGGATTAGCACGGTTATCTGCGTTCACAGATCCATTAACAGGACTTAATTGTCCCGATGTATCAACTAACGAAAAGTATTTTTTCCAAGCCATAATTTAAAATTTAAAAAGATCTCCGCCTAAGCCTTTGGTAGCATCCGCAGTATTTCTAGTATGTTCTGCGGTTTCTTTGAGAAATCTCAGCATCTCCACTGTTTGCTTATTTAACGTCACTAGCTCGGTTTGTAAATTTTCAAAGTATTTGATCGGTGATACTACTTCTGGTCCAGCTTCGCCAACGAGTGCATTAGTTGGTTTATCAACAATGCCTCCATCAGCCATGGGTTTTTTACCAGTTAAGCCGCCCCAATTTTGGTAAGCACCATATGCACCTCCAACTAGCCCGCCGACTGCGCCTCCAAGTGCTGTACCTACTCCAGGAACAATACTGCCTAGCATTGCACCCATACCAGCACCAGATAATGCAGAACTGCCTATATCAAGTCCGGCGGCTGTTTTAGGATTTCCGCTTTCTCGTGCTTTGTCTGCCGCATAATCTAATGCCAGACCGCCTACCAAACCGCCTACGCCGCCTTTGAGCATGTTTGCACCTTTGGCAAGTTTACCTAGCTTTCCGCCACCTCCTGAGCTCGGTTTAGTACCTCCGCCCTTGCCGTCTTTACCTTTATCTAACAAATCTTCCAGGCCGCCGCCCGCGCCTCCAGCACCACCTTTGACTATTACTACGTATAAAGGATTTAAAGGACTACTGCCTGGAACCATTCCTTTGGCTTTTGCAATTGCGCCAGCGGCCTTATCTTTTGCCGCCGCCATTTTTTCGGCTATTAATTCTTTGCCTTTCCATAATGCTAACGCGGTGGCGGCGGCAATTAATAATTTAAATCCTACGTGTAATTCATTAAATCCTGTAATAATAAATGCTAGACCTTTAGACATAGTTGTTATCATTTCTGTGGCCCATTTAATAGCAGGTGCTAATAAATCGTTAATTGCTTGTCCAATTTCTTTAAAGGCTTTATCGGTTTCAGCCATTTGCTTTGCTTGACTTTCAGCTTGACGTTTACGTTGTTCTGCCTGCACTTGTTCTAGTTGTGCTCTAGCATCTGCATCAGATTTAATCTCTTGATTCTTTGCTTTATTCATTGCCGACAATGATTTTGTAGAAATCTCAGATAAGTCGCCGCCCTGCATTGCTAATGCTTTCATTACTTGAGTGTTTTCTCTACCGTCTTTGGCCAGTCCTGATGTAATCGCAGCCCCATTAGTTTGTATATCTTTAACAGATTTACTAGAATCTTTAATATCTTTAACAAGATTCATTGTAGCCGCATTACTGTTTCTTGCTACCGCAGTGTATTCCTGAGCGGCTTTAGTCATAGGAGGGAATCCCATGGCCGCACTCATTAGTGCCTGCTCTGCTCCTTTGCCTCCTCGTGTCCTTGCCTCATTGGCTGCGGCTTCAGCTTTGGCTCGTTCTTCTACAGTTAAAGTTCCTAAGTGTGCTTGCCATGCTTCGTTAGCCGCACGTTCCTTCATTGATTTTTCTTGCTCTTCTTTTGAGATACCAGTAATAGTAGCCAGTGCATCTAATTGTTCAAAATAGTTTTTTGCGCCTGCCGCCAGTTTGTCTCGATCAGCCATTTCGGCACGGTTTCTACCACCTGTGGCCGCGATATATGTTGCCATACCGGTATTAAGTTGTTCAGTGGTATAACCCAATGCAAGTAGTTGACTGCCGGTTTCACTTTTAATTAATCCGTTACTAAATGAAGTAAATGCTTTAACACCGTCATTAACAGTGCCGCCCATTCTAGTAAATGCATCACTGTTATTTTTTATTAAATCACTGAATTGATTTAATGTCATATAACTGTTAAGAGCCGCTTGTCTTAGATCAGTTAAGCTACCGCCAAGATTTGCGCCAGCCGCTGTAATCTTTTGGTACTCTTTCATGTTATCTTGTTGGTAAGATGCTACTTTACCAAACAATCCCATAACTGTACCAAGTACACCTGGTAACTTATCTAACGCACCAAATGCATCGCTGGCCTGTGCAGTACCCGCTAAAAGTTTATCAATTAAAGGACTTAATGAGGTGCCTAATTTTGTAAGGCCATCTGCCGCACTAGCTCCTGTGGCTGCAACTCTGTTAAAAACGCCGGTGCTTTTTTCTCCAGCTACGGCTGAATTTTTTAGACCGTCATTGGCTTTGGCTACTGTGGCCGGATCTAAACCTGCCTTAGTAGCAATGCTTTTAATATTTTCTGCGGCTTTAGCGTTGCCACCTGTGATGGCGGCCAGTAGAAGTTTTAACGTGGCTTCAGTTGCCGCGTTGTTAAGTTCTACATGTTCATTGCCAATCGTGCCTGTTACGTCTGCCATTGTTTTTTAGGAGTTATATGAGCACATAAATAAGAGTATCAGTATTCATCGTTTATTTATCGGAGATTAAAACCATGGTCACATCAGTACCAAACATTCAGCCAAATCCTTTAGCTTCATTTATGAGGCAACCAAAAATCTATATTCGCTTACCTAGTCAGGGTGAATTTTGGCCAGCTGGTTCATTGGCTGGTTCTGAAACAGGAGAATATCCAGTTTACTCAATGACTGCCAAAGACGAACTAATGTTAAAAGTTCCCGATGCTGTAATGAGTGGACAAGCGGTTGTTGATGTGATTCAGCATTGTATGCCGCATGTTAAAAATGCATGGCATGTTCCTAGCATTGACTTAGATGTTATTCTTATTGGTATTAGACTAGCAACCTACGGTGAAAAAATGGTTACTCCTATTACACTAAACGAAGAAGATGAGATGGAATACACTATCGACCTTCGAAATGTCATGGATAGTTTAATGGCCAATGTTACCTGGGATCCGATTGTTCCGATTACTGAAGATTTAACTGTATATGTTCGTCCAATGGACTATAAACAAATTAGTACCAGTGCAGTTAGTACTTTTGAAACACAAAAAATGTTGCAAATTGCCAACAATACCACTGCCTCTGACGAAGAAAAAATTCAAGCATTTAAAGAAAGTTTTAATAAATTAAGTGAAGTAACCATTGGTATAGTTGAACACAGCATATTTAGAATTGACTCAAGTCAAGGTCCTACAGATAATCCTAAACATATCAAAGAGTTTATTGAAAACGTAGACAAAGATATTTTCAATGTAATTCAAAATCATCTCGATCGATTAAAAGACATTAATGCGATTAAACCAATACAAGTACCAGTTACTGAAGCAATGCGAGCCAGAGGTATTACCACAGAATTTATTGAAGTTCCATTAGTGTTTGACCCATCAACTTTTTTCGTATGAGGCTTTTGTATCTCGACTTTGATGGAATAAACAAAGTTGTAAGAGATTATGAAAATGATACAAAAGCCATGCGCGAAGAATTGTTTAGACTAACTTGGTATATGCGAGGCGGGTTGTCATTCTCTGAGTCATTCCTGTTGACTCCCGAAGATAGAACTTCTATTACAAATATTATTGAAGAAAATCTTAAGGCTACAAAAGATTCGGGATTACCGTTCTTTTAAATATGCACGCCTAAGAATTTACTAAACGCTACACTTTCACGTTGTAGTTTTTTAAACACAGGTGCTCCGCTAGCATCTACACCAGCCATCTTTTGTTCACTGCCGCCTACATAATCTTTAAATCCAGATCCTGTTTGTGAAGCAGTTGTTTTACCTGCGGCTCTTTGTCCTTGTAATCTAGCTTTCATAGCATCTTGTTGTGCTTGAGTTAGTTTACCGCCTGCTGGAGGTGTAGTTGTAGCAGGTGCTGTTGGAGTTGCTGGCGCAGGAGGTTCTCCTGCTGGTGCGGCCGGCGATGCGCCTGGCGCTGCCAGCGGTTTGCCTGTTTCTGTGTCAAATTTTTGCCCGGGAAAGATAAATTGGCCGTCACTTTGTTTACCTAATCCATGATCAGTACCGTCTCCGGAAGCGGCACCTGGAGTAGTTTTACCTGCTGGTGCGGTTGGAGGAGTTGCTCCGCCTGCTGGTGGAGTTGCTCCAGGTGCTGCCGCTGGTTTTTCTGCGGCTGGCGCTGGAGTATTGATACTCTTTTCTAATTCTCCAGCTAATTGTTTCTTACTTGCAGGATCTAAACCGTCAATAGCTTTCATAATGCTACCTATATCCCCTGCAGGTGCTGTTCCGCCTGCGGCTGGCGCTGGAGCAGATCCGCCATTTGCGGCTGGTGCTTCAGGTGCGGCACCTGCACCAGGTTGTGCAACATACGGACGACCGGTATCTCCGCCTGCGGCTGGTGTTGCGTAAGTACTTGGAGCGGCTGGAGCTGGTTCTGCACCGCCACTTGCGGGTGGAGGTACTGCTGTTGTTCCACTTGTAGGTGCAGGTGCTGTCGAAGCGGCTGGTGGTGCTCCTGTTTTCGGATCCCAAGATGCCTTTGCATCTGCATAACCTTTCTTAGCATCGCGCCATGCCGCGCCTAAACCGCCAACAACATGTCCTGCGGCTTTGCCTAAGAAAGACCCAACGCCTTCATTTAAACATTGTTTGTGATATGATTTAACCAAATTAGCGGCAAAAGATTCATCTAAGGCCTTTGCACGTGATAGTCCTAAATCCTGGACTGTGATCACATAACCTAGATTTAAAAGGTGTTGTTGAGATTTAATTCCTCTTGGCAATCTACTGGCCACAGTTTCGTAATACGGTGTATTAATAGATTTTACAAGTTCGGTGATATTCATATAATTTCCTATTATCTTTTTAAGTACGCTAATACTTGCTTCTGCTCATCTGGATTTAATTTTAAAACCATATCCATAATATCTTTGGTATTTACCGAAGATGCGGCAGGAGTATCCATTGTTGGTTCTACTTTGCCTGCGGGTTCTGGTAATGACATGTCTGTGTATGCCTTTGAAATTACTGCTGGATCAACTCCTGCACCTTGTAAAATCTTAGCAACTTCTTCGCTGTCTGTTGGGCTACCTGCTTTTTCCCAAGCCTTTTGTAATTTACTAGCATCTACTTTGTTGCCCGTGATGCCAAATAATTCGTTTAATTGATTTCTGTTTAATGATTCTGTAGTAGGTGCTGGCTGTTGATTTGTTGCCGCACTAGCTATGCCTCCTGCGGCTGATGTACCTACTTGTTGCAATTGGCTAACTAGTGCAATGCTTGAT